CTGACATCATTTGTGGTGCAGGTGGTGCTGCTGCTGAACCTCCTCCTCCTCCTCCTCCTCCTCCTGATGTTGGAACGTCTGTTGCTAATATAGTCCTAACATTATTTAAACCTGCTGCAATTACGGCTGCACCTGTAACAAATCCTACAGTACCACCCTGAGCAAACGCTTTATTCGCACCTACATAAGTATCTATAACGGCACTTGCTACGGCTAAAGCTTTATTATCCCCTGCTAAAGCACTTAATGCTCCTGCAAGCCCTGAGAACGCTTCTAATTGCTCGTTCATATTAGCTTGTACTACTTGAGTCTTTTCTTTCTCGTATTGCTTAGTAATAGCTGTAGTGTCCATTCCTGACTTCCTAGCCATTTCTAGTTTTAAGTCATAAGCGTCTTGAAGTTCTTGTAGTTCCCTTTCTAATCCTGAAAGTCCTTCAGCTCTTACTTCTTTTTGAGTTTCTAGTAATTCTTTTTCTAAAGCTACTGCATTTGTCTTTTGTTCTGATAACTGCCCTGTAATAGTTTCTTCAAGTTCTAATTTAGCAACTTTAGCTTCTTGTAATACTATCCAATCTTCATCATTTTTTGTTAAGTCATATTGTGCCTGTGCTGCCTTTTCTTGAATATCTAATTGTTCTCTTTGAAGTTTCTGTTGGTCAACTAATATTTTATTTAATTCATTGTTAGCTTCTATCCTTTTTGCAAAGGTTTTTGTTTCATCATCACGAATTTGTCTTTGTAGTTCAGCATCTCTTAAAAATTCAGCATTTAATTTAGCAAATACTACTGCTGCTTTAGATGCTGCTTTTTCAACTTCAGTAAGCCCTTTTGCTTGCTCTACTGTAGTGCTTACATAATCACTTACTGCACTTTCTATGTCAGCATATATAGCTGCTATTTCCTTTCCTGCTACTATCGTACCTACCTTAATCTTTAACATCCCTGCTAACATAGCTTTAGGATTACCAATGTTTTGCATAACTTCCCAAACACCTTCAAGAACCATTGAAGCACCCTTCATTTTCTCAATAAAGAATTTTTCTATTCCTAGTCCAAGTTTTGCTAATTCACCTAAAGGGTCTGTAAATATTCCTTTTAAATAACCTTTTATAGTTTCATAATTGTTATCTAAGTAGCTAAACAGGTCATTGAACGCTATGCTCAAAGCAGTCATAGTGGTATTAAAGAAATCTAAAGTCTTTTGATTACTGCTGAAGACTTCCATTAACTTAGCCATCAAAGCTACGATTATCCCTATACCTGCCGCCTTTAATGCTACGCCTACACCTTTAACAGCAGTACCAATACCTTGAAATCCTTTTTTACCTTTCTTTGTAGCACTATCAAGCTTTTCAGTTTGCTTTACAACATCACCTAAGTTTGACTTTACTTCTAATTCTAATACTTCCTTTGCCATAGTTTTATTTTTATATTGTCGTTATAAAGTTACTCCTGTTTTTATTTGTGTTAATTTAATATCACACACCCATTCTAAAGTCATATTGTTTGCTCCCCTTACATTTACTCTAAAATTACCACCTGAAATAGATGTAGTAGCAACCCACCCTGAAGTCGTTCCTGAAGTCTTGATAACATCTCGTTCTCTTTGAATACTTAAAACTCCTGATTTGTTAATTACAACACCTCTTTCAATAGCTGACCAATAATCACCAACTTTTCCTGAAGCACTTGTACCTCCAACTCTAACGGCTAGACAAGTTGCGTGAAAATACATAATAGTGTTTTCAGGAATTACAAAATAACTTGCTCCTGTATTATTTAAGTTACTTGCTAAAGTTGAAGCACTTGTAGTTTGTTTCCCATACATTAAATGAATGCTTTGTCTTTCAGCTAAATTGTCATCAGAAGCGTTACCTCCCAAGACAATAGAGTTAGTAGCTGTAGCTTCTGCTAAAGTACCGTATACGTTAGCATTGTTTACTCCGTTTGCAATTTCGTTTTGGTTTCCTACTATAATACTATTTCTTGAGAATCCTTTTACAGTATTATTTTCACCCATTACTAAGGTGTTGTTAGTACCTGTTTCTGTTGAGTTTCCTGTACCGAAAGTCTTGTTGTTCTCATTGGCAATAGCTCTATTAAGATTTGTATTGTATCTAAATGCACTACAAGTTCCTGAAGCTTGATTGTATGTATATCCATACGCTTCACATTGTAATTGGTTCGGTGTTACTTCATTTGTTCCGTCAGTAAAGGTTACTATTCCAAGCCCTGAAGTAGATAAAGGTTTTACAGTAAATCCTGTTATGTATGGTATTGTAGTTATTTTAGACATTATGGTATAAGTATAAATTCAACTGTCGCTAAGTCGTTAGGTTTGTAGTCTATTTTGTTTACTCTAAATACTCTATTCTTGATGTATACGGTATCATTAAATTTGAACGTATTAATATCAGCAGGGCTAAGGTTTACTTTGATAGTCATAATTCTAGTATTCGGATTGTAAAGTTCAGTATAGTAAGGAAGCCAATATAAATTGAACAAGTTATCAGGAACAGCACTACCTACATTTGTCATAAGTTGGCATTCTCCAAAATGGAAATCCAAAGAACCTGTTATTGTAGGAACATCTGATAAATGACTAAACTGTAAGAAGTTAGCTTGGTCTTCTGAATACAAGCCGTTTTGAGCAGGTATATAATAAGTTGTACCCGTACTTTTTATTCCATTGTTATACATAATTCTAGGACTGTTATCAAAGCCTTCCCAAACATCATCACCACCTTTAGAATAAATTGCAGGAGTGATAAAATCAGGAAATTGACTCATTAAAGGTTTAACTAATGTAGCTGCAAATGGTTCTGCTATTATTTCATCTTCACCAAATAAAATATTAAATTCATTCCAAGCGTCATACTTTTTACTTCCGTATAAATGACCTCCTACTTGATTCTTATATTGATTGAAAGAATAGTCGTCATCATCTTCAACAAACTTAAAGATTGTTTTTTTATTCAAGTCAGCTAAAGGTGTAAGCTTCATTTCTGATACGTCTATCTTTTCAGTCCAATCGTGCTGAATACCTCTATCTGCAAGTGTATTCCCTCCTGTTGCTGTTGGAATAAATACAGATGAATAAGGTTCAATCTTAATATTGTTAGGGTTGTCTTCATCAGGTAAAGTTACTAAATTGAACATTGTAATCAATCCTTTTAAGAAATCCCATTGTCCTAGTTCACCTCTTAGTGTTCCTAATAGTGTGTCGTCAGTAGTGCTGAAAGCTGAAGTAGTAACTACTATACGTGGAAGGTCCCAACCAACATTACTTACTACGGTAGTTTGATTATCAGGGTCTTTAGCTTGAATTTCTAAAGTATCTCCTGCTTGTAAAATATAAGTTTGATTTATTCCATACCATTCATAATTTACATTTCCTGTCAAAGAGGACCACGAACTAACTGTCACCCCATTAACAGTAACTTTTGCTTCAACTGCTGAGGTTGAAGGTGAAGGAACTACAATAAAAGGAAGTATCATATATACATTATAACTCTGATTATCTTCTTGTGCCGTAAATACTCCTGAAGAAAATCCTAAAGAAGAAGGTAATGACGTTATAGGTGTAGGGTTTATGGTTGCAAAAGAACTTGTTAGCGGGATATTTGTTTCTATTCCAAATTCTGCAGTTGAATTAAAAACTACGGGAGCGTTATCAGCACCCCAATTGAAGTCCATATAAAGTTTCTTGAAGTCGTCTGTATCAAAGAACTCACTTTCATAAGTAAAAGGTGTTGCTTCAAATATTCTGTCAATTAAATACTTGATATTTATAAAAGGTCTGAACGCTGCTTCTAATGTAAGTAGTTCAGGATTACCTGATGTTGCGCTATTATTATTAGAACCTCCTACTGCAATCTGATGTGTCCAATCTACAAAAGGGTATCTTAAAGTTGTGTAGTCATCTCTAAAACCTGAAGTACTTGGATTTGTATAAGTCATACTAGTACCACCTCCTGCGTCACGCCAACTCCTCTTAATTTGTGTCTTATTGTAATCGTGTTCTAGTTCTGTAAAGTCTAAATCTCTGAAAGCTCTATCGCCTAAAACGTCAGCTAAAGCTACTACTTCTGAATACAGGTTTACATTGTAACTTATTTCTCCTTTCTTATCTGTTACATCTAACATTCTTAAATATCCTTCAAATAGAATAAATCCGTCTTGCTTTAAAACGCATTTTGTCTTCTTATAAGGATTGAATATAACACCGTCATCACTTCTTGTAACCTCAAATATATTATCAAATATTCTATTGTTTCTTTTTGTTGCAGGGAGGTTAAAAGCCTTAGAATAAGACTGTACTTTTTCTGCTACATTTTTAAAGTCATCAACACTAAGACTTAAAGGAATGTCTTCATCTTCATAGAGGTCGCAAATGACTTGTCCGTCTTCTAAAACATTAGTTGCTCCTGAAGGTACTGCACCGATAACAGGTTGTATAGAAGTGCTTGATATTATTACAGTATCTACAACTGTGTTTCTGTAACTTATTCCAATAACATCATTTTGGCTTTGAGCTGTAAAAACTAGTGAAATAGAAGTTGCAGTTGCCAATAAAGAAGTAACAGCTATAGTGCTGTAACCTACTGATGAGCTAGTAGGGGTAGAAGCAACGATAGCTACATACCCTGTTGTTGATACGTCTATATTTACAGTAATTGTATAAGAACTACCTATTGTTAAATTAGATAGTTGTTGATATACCCCTGATTCTGTATCAGTAGTTGTTGAGCTTAAAACTAAATTACCTGCAGTTACAGTAGGTAGACTAGGAGTTCCTGCATAAGTACTCCTGAATCTATACCAAGTATTAATTATAGTAGGTGGAGCATTAAGAAGTGTGCTAGAACTATAAATAGAAATAGGAGGTATAGCTGTTGAATCATAAGAACTAGTATCATTAAGCCCTGAAAAATTTAACCCATTAACAATAAATTCAGTTGGAGAACTTGAAATTTCATTGTAAAATCCGTTATAATTCTGTGGATATACTATTAGTTTTACGCTCATTATACTGATTGTGTTCTTAATGTTTTACTCTTTTCAACTTCAAAAGTGTATTGCATAAGTTTATCATTTGCTACAGTCTTTTTAGTATAGCTTGAAGTTGTTAGCCTAACAGGTATTACATAATTATTTAAAGCTGAATTTACAGTATCGTCTTGGAAGCCTTCTAAGATATATACTTCAGGACTATTTATAAGGTCTTCAAACCATTCTGATTCTGCTTCGCTAACAAAGTCTGTGTTCATCTTAATCTTTTCTGTAGCGTTTACTCTGAAGGCTTTTTTACCTCCCTTAAAGCTGTCTATTTTGTAAGAGGACTTATTCCAAGTTCCCTGAAGTTGTTGGTATGTACTTCCTTTAGTTGATATTGTCTTAGTAGACTTCATATTGAACGTATAGTAATCCCAAGCACCCCATTGATTTAACCAAGTTAGCCTTATAGGTTCATATCCTTTTTGGGTTGGACAGTTAAGGTTTATTGTATAAACTTCTGAAGCAACTTGTCCTGTGTCATTTAAAACAGCAAAATTATAATGACCACCCTGAATAGTGCCTGCACTTACAAATCCTTGAAACATTGTACTACTACCTTGTAAGTTAGCAGGGAATATTCCAAAGTATAGTGACAAGGCTTGTATATCAGCTTGAGGGTAAACAAAGCCACCATTCGCTGCAGTAAAGTCAATTTGCTCATAACCTAAAACACCACCTGATGAATCAAAATACGTAATTTCTATTCCTTCAGCAACATAAGGCATTAACATTCCTACCGTTCCGTAGTCTTCTAAGTTAGCGTATTGAGTTGTCGGTGCGTTAGTTAAAAATTTCTTAGTTGAACCATCTAATAAAAAATGAGAATACAAGTCATATCCAAAATTTACTCCTGATAAAAGTAGTTCGTCTGTATATTTTAAGTAGCCATTAAAAATAACACACATTCCTGCAATCACTTCAGAATTAGTTACTAGGTTTCCTGAAGCGTCTATATATTCAACCATAAATTTAACACTAAACCAACGCATTGTATTTATGTTCCCTGAGTACTTATCTATCAAGTGCATTGGCACATTAGAGTCTGATGTATTAGCCGTTCCTTTATAAGCACTTCCTTCTCTTGCTAAGTTATCAGCATTTACAAAGCTTTCAATAATAGGTCTGAAGTCAAACATTCCTACTCCTGCATTGTTTGGAGTAGTCTTGAAAGTACCTACCAAATCATTTGTAGTATTTGGATTAGGAGGTGTTGAGTTGCTGATATGAACCTCTGCAATAAACTTCACCCTTGTGAAAGAAGAAACTACTGAAGAATTAGAAACTGTATAAATAATTTCTTGACCTACAGGTAAAACTTTATCAAAAGTTCCCGGATTAGATAGTGGTTGCTGTTCTATTATTGTTGCCATTTATTTTACTTGTGTTAAACTGTTAATGATGTCTTCTTTTACGTTACCTAATAAATCTTTTCCAAATTCTCTAAGCCCTAACATCAAAGGTTTCTGAAAGAAGCTTATTCCTTGTATTCCGTTACGACCTATACTTCTAGCAATTAAGAACGTTAAAGTCTTTCTTTTCATAAACCTTCCCTTTGCATCTCTTGGAGCTATTCCTTTCTTTACAGCCCAACCGTCCAAAGCACTACTAGGAGGTTGCGAATGTCCTTTACTATTTTTGTAGCTATAAGGACTTTTTATTACTTTGCTCTTATAGTTTTTAAAGGTTCTTTCCTTTTGCGTTCCTGATACTCCTTTGTCTACAAACTGACCATAGCTTGACATAAAGAATTGTACTGTATAGTTCTCCCCTTCTTGGATAACTTTAAAGCTAATGGATTCTTCTAACTTCCCACCCTTACCTGCTTTCTGTAAATTACCCTTAGAACGATTAACAACCTGTTTTCCAAAGCTGTTCAAGTACCTTTCTATATTGGCTGTGTCCATTATTCTACTCCAACAAATACTTCAACTCTAGGATTGTAAGATGTTCCTTCAGGTCTTACTTGTAATGAAGCTAAGTTTTCAAGAGTTCCGAACGAAGGAGTTGTGTCTTCTTCTGCTAAAAGAACTGCTGCACCACCTACTAAGATATGTGAAGTTAAAGGATTTAATCTAACTGTGTAATTTGTAGCTGTTCCTACAACTGCTAATTCTATTGTTCCGTCTGTATCTAAGTTAGTTACTCTAACGTATTTAGTCCTATCTACATCAATAGCTCCTGCTGAAGTGTGAGGGCTTGCAGCAAAAGTTGCTACAGTAGTAGTTTGAGTATGCGTACAAGTTACTATCCTTTCAAAGACATCATTGATTCCTGTTGTGGTTACTGAATTAGTTGAACCCCTAAGGCTTCCATTAAGTGTTACTGTTTCGCTAATTGTTGTTACTAAGTCTGCCATAATTTTATAAGTTTATTGTTATTTTAAATTTTTTCCATCCTATTTGTATTGTCATCCTCCATATCTTGAACTTGAACATTAATAACCTGCTCCCCTTGTATTAACAGGAATATCACAAGTTTGAAAGTCATTCTGAACTAAGACCCCAATATTGAATACCCATCCACAGCATAAGTTGTCAAAGCGTTCTTGGAATGGCTCTATTGTAAATTGGTCTTGTGTAAAGTATAAAGGAGCGTTAATATCATTTACTCCTTCTAAAGATTGTCTTCCTGAGTGCCTAAGCATTCCGATAAAGTCAGTACAAATTTGTAGTGTTTCATTAAATACATCTTGCTCGTTACTTAGTGTCTTTACTAATTTAGTAAATTCATCAACAGTAGGACTAACAATTTCATTTCTGTTTGTAGTCCAATCAGCTTTTTCAGTTACCATATCCATTATGAATATTTGAAAGTTGTATGTAAGTTGGCTATCCCCTGTTGCTACGCTTGTAGGGTTTATGTGAAGTAATGGGAACTTCTGCATTTTCTCCAAGTTGATGTCATAAATATCACCTACTGAAGTTGTACTTATATTGTCGTGATACTCACCTAATCTAAGCAAAGTATTTACTACGTTATTGTATGTCTTATTATTAACCATTTCTTTTTACTTTATTTTGTGAGTTCAAATCTGTTTCATAACTTAACCAAGTCAAACATTCTAAAAGACTAAGATTTGTTATTCGTTCTAAGTTTACTATTTCACCATTTGTCAATCTGTACATTACGCCAAACCACCCCCATTTTTCTGCAAAGCTTTCTGAAGCTATTGCGTCTTCGTTTCCTTCAGCTTCTCCATCAAATACAATGGCAAAATCTCGGACAACGCCTTCCCTAAAGTGTAAAAAAAAACCAATGCACCTTGCACTTGTTGAGCTGACATCTGTTTCATTTCTTCCGTCCTGAGCCGTATATCGCCATCATAAGCATCAATAATATATATATCATTCTTCTTTTCTTTTACAGGTCTATAAAGCACAGCCATTAGTTCAGGAAGGTTCTTGTCTATTCCGTTCTTGATAAACTGCTCAATGTCGGCATACTCCCCAAGACTTATTGAATCCAAATCAGGATGAAAGCCGTACTCAATATCGTTTATCTCTATTATCCTTTTTAGCTTTGTATCTTGCTTTGCTTGAAGTTCTGCTACCTTACTCATTATATTAGCTACATCTGATAAGGCTAATTCCTTGACCAACCGTCTTGGAATATCTGATAACGCTGCTATTGTTTCAGTAGCTTCTTCAGTCTTTGTACCTGTTTCAAAATCAATAAGTTGCAACCACTTTTCAAGAGTTACTTCTTCCCAACTACTAATCAGCTTGAACTCTTTTACTTTTCCTTCTTTTTTAATTTTAACTTTCATACACTATATAATAGAAATTAGTTGTTTTTAGTTTACTGAACGTAATACTTCCCTGCGTTTGGATTGTCTAGGTGATAAATTACATTATACCTAATTCCGTCAATAGCGTGATTATAGTTATCTACGTAAAGCTTTGAGCCTTTGTCAGCGTATATATAATTGTTCAGCTCCTTAGCTATGTTAGTGCTTTCAGGTGTTATGATAATCTCATAGTCTTGCATACGAGTAATACCACTTTCAATAGTTCCTTTTTTTACAGGTTTTATGTTTACTCCTAAATGTCTAAGGTCTGCAATTAGTCTTGGTTCTGCTGAATCGGCTATGATAAGTTTGTTATCTACTTTGTCTAATATTATTTTAGCTAATTCATTTGACTTAATACCATTCCTGTAAATGTGTTCTTTTAAATATATCTTACGTTTCTTCTTGTCAATTGCCACTTCAGTCAATGAATCAGGGTCTACACTAAAACCAAAATCCATTCCACAAGAAGTTTGAAGTCCATCAGGATTAAATTCTCCTATGCTCCAATTCTCAAATACTACTCCTTCTGCTTTGTCTAACCACCCTCCCATAATTTTGTGAGTGTACTTTTTAAAGTTAGTATGCTTTATGCTCTTAATACGCTCTAGGAAGCTCTGTGAGAGGTTTACTATGTTATCTTGATAGTTAGTATGGATATAGCATACATTGTCTTTAACGCCATTAAAACCACCTTCAACTCCTTTGTCTTCAAAAAACCTTTTATATATCCAATGCTCCTTAGTAACAGGATTCAATATCAGAACAACTCTATTATGTATATTCTTTTCCCTAATACTTAGGTCAATAGTGTCAAAGATATTCTCATCAACAAGTTCTTCAGCTTCATCTAATACCCAAGTACTTATTCCTTGCAAAGACTTTAGGCTTGCAGTCTGATTCCCTGCTGAAGTTCTAATACCTCTAAATAATATATCTGAATTATTCTTTGTATTGACTACTTCTTTTTTGTTAATACTAAAGACTTCATCAAATCCGAGTAGTCCTATCTTTTCTAAGAACTCAGGTATAATTGATAAGTGAGCTGAAGTCATTGTAAAACGAGTAAAGAGTATTCTTATCCCTTTAGTCATAGTCAGCAAAGTAAGGAAGACTGTAACTGCAAAAGACTTTCCTGAACCCCTACCTCCTGTTATAATAAAGTATCTAGCTTCAGACTTAAATAGTGGGTTGTATTTGTTATTCAGTATCAGTTTCTACAAATGTTATGATTGGCATATTGATAGCTTTATCGCCTGAAGTTATATCTACTCTGTTTGTTTCGTTCCAACCAAGTCTAGTCTTTGCTGCGTGGATAACAACTGAAGGTACTTTGTCTTTTACACATTCATAATACTTTGACTTAATAAAGTCCTGCTGAATATTCTCTATTTCTTGTACGTCCTTTGCGAACTGCTCGTCTTCTTGTAACCATTTATAGAAGTTTGTTCTGCTTAAGTCAGTAGACTTTAAAGCTGTTGTTATTACTCCTAGACTTGATTCTAAAGCTTTTAATAATCTTTCTTTGTTAATCTTTGTTCTATTTTGTTCCATTATTTTATTTTCTTTAATTCCATTCCGTAATTATCTACATCTTTTTTTATGGTGATATTTTGTTTTTTAATTAGCTTTGTTTTTTTAAATGGTGTATAATCAACGTGATGATGTATTCTTCCAAATCTAAATGTTAGTTTTGAAACATCAGGATGTACATCTACTTGCATTTGACTTTTTGGTAGTGTACCTTCTTTATCGTAAAACTCCTCTGAATTACCACCTCTTAATACTTGTGTTGTTACTTTCTCTTGCAACATAGCATTAAATTGAATAGTACAATATCCTGCTTTTAACATATCAAGACTTAATATTGTGTCTTCATTGTATCTGCCCCTCCATTTAAAAGGCACATTATTTTTAATTAGGTTACAACTATATATTCTAGTATTTTTTACAAATGGTGGGTACTTTTGCTTTCTTGCTATGAACATAAAATAATTAGGTCCTGCCATTGCTACATTTTCGTATCGTTCTACAAAATCTTCCATAGCTAAAAATACTGAACCTGTTTCTGCTGTATGAATTTGATTGTTATTGTATCTACAAAATCTATTTATATTATCGTCCATTACCCAATGATATGCAAATCCATTTTCCTTAGAGTGCTTCCAAACAAAGTTTCTTGCAGCTCCGGGTCCTGTACTTTTATTCCTACCTAAATTATCAAGAACTTCATACTCATCTAAATACTTTTCAGGTAGTATTAAAATCTTATTCTTATCTATTACTGCTGAATAATCTTTGTAATCACTTTTCTCAATTACAATATAATAAGGCACTTGCATTTTCTCCAATGCTTTACTTGTTAGTCTGCTATCTGCCCTTCCTTTTGAAACTATATATAAGGGATATTTAGGATTCATCTGAATATGCTTTATCCTTTTGCACTAAGTCATTTACTTTAGGAAACCATACACTTTTTGTTTTTGTCGTTAGCTCTTGATTTATTAGTTTAGCAAAAAGTTGCACATCTTCATCTGTTTTAAATGATAAGATAATTTGTCTTTTAGGAGAAAGGTCATCATTATTAAATTCAGGCATTCCACTCCATTCAAGCTCTGCGTCTAATTCATTTTTATCATCTTGGTTTTCCCATACATCTAATCCCCATTCAGTAATCTTAATTGTATTCCACTCATTACCTAACATAGCCCAATCCCACTCACCAAATCCTACATTGTCTTTTACGATAAACTCTTTCTTTTGTTCTTCAGTAAGTCCTTCAGCTACATCAATCCATACTTCTTTTAGTCCTGCTTCTTTACTTGCCTTCAGTCGCATATTACCACCTAGCACCATCATATCTTCATCAACTACAATTGGTCTGAGTTTTAACATCTCAGGGAACTCTTGTATTGATTTTACTAGCTTTTTGAATTTATCGTTCTTAATTATTCTAGGATTGTCAGGGTTTCCCTTTACTTTACTTATCTTAACTTGTTGTTTCATAATGTAGTATCTTAGTATATAATAGAATTTTTGTTTATTTATTTTATTCGGTTTTACTTCTTATCTTTTCTGTTGCTCCTTCCCAAAGTTTATCCCTTCTTTTACTTAGGCTAGGTTCTGTTCTTTTAAGGCTTGGCATTCCTTCAGTTGGTTCGCTATCCATCCACTTACCACATTCACAGAGTGCTTCTTTACATACCCATTTTCCATCTCTGTAGACTATTGTAGCTTTAGATAGTTCTTTAGTCTTTTTACATTTGCAAGTGTATAGTGTCATTCTTTTATTTTTTTGTTATTATCTAATAAATAAAACGAAACATCTTTTTGTCTAGCTACGTCATCATTGTAGTCAATCGGTTTGTCGTATTTCATTTCAGATATTACCATAGCACTTTTTAAGTTATGTTTAGTTATTAGGTTATCGTGCCTACCTCCCCAACTTGCTGTTAGCGTTAAGTTTTCAGGTATATCGTTTATCCTTCTTTCCCAATAGTTCAAGCTCTTTGTGTACGCCCAAAACTCTACATCTTTATTTTCATTACAATAGTCAATCCATTTATCAAAATAAGATTGAGAATAAAAATCACCTGAAGCGTGTATTCTTACTGACTTGCATTTCTTTGGAAGTGGTGGTAAACTATCTTTACTTTGCTCAAGGTTATTCCAACGGCTAGTCCTAACTCCGGGAAACCTTTCAGCACTTGCAGAATAACATTTGTATGCGTTGCTTTTATTATCCATTTTTCCTGTTAGCTTATCAACTTTCACTAGACATTCTTTAGCACTTGGACAAGTCCATCCTGTTGGTAAATTCCATTCATAAACTATTCCTGAATAGTAAGTTGTCTTTTTAGTAAACCCCATTTATTATTTCTTTAGTTTATCAAGTTCAAATTCTAGGTGATTGATTGCTTTCTGTATGCACTCAATAGGACTCTTATGTTTCCTTTCTGCTCTGAGTAAGTAAGTAACAGCCGTACCGACATTGTAAGATAATTCAAAGCCGTCTACAACCTTCCTAGCTTCATATCCATTAGTGCCTATGTAGTAATTTGGTATTCTATTGTCTTTCATTTATTCTGTCGTTTTCTAGTCCTCCTGTTCTAGTTTCTACTTTATCCATATTCCAAAGTATTTTATCTTTCTTTATTCTTTTTGCTTTTGATTCTAAGATAGCCATAAGGATTACTATAAAAAAGAATAGTGCTGTTAGGATTCCGAGTACTGTAAATATTATCATTTTGTTATTAGTTTTAAGAGTTGGTTACTTGTATATATTCTGTCATCACCTGCATAATTTTCGTAAATCATTGTAAAGTTATCGTCTTTCCAAGTCCACAAAGACTTGACGTTATTCTTAATGTGATGTTTCAATATACTTTTTATTGTCTTGTATGTTCTTTCCATATCTATTGTTTTAGTTTGTATCAGGGTGGCGACCAAACCACCCCTTTACTACTCTAGGTTAATTAAACGCTTTTGTAGGTCTTACCCTATATTTATTAATTTAGTCCTTAGAGTATTCATTATATATTTTTTTTATTCCATCAAAGCAGGTTGAAATGCACGAACCACAATTAGTCCTTACACCATAGTTAGTATTGTAAATTGTATTGTATAGTTCAATCATTTTCTTTTTAGCTGCTTGGTTCTTTGCTCTACCTGTTTTCAAGTCAGGGTATAAAGCAATTATTTCTTCTATTATTTCTTCAGGTATATCTGTTCTTACTTCTACCTCTTTAGTCTTTTCCCAATACTTCTGAGGACATTCTTGATTTGATATTCTTGCTTTAACTTTCATAAAGCAGGTACAAATTTTACAATTTCCTAATAGACTTGAATAGTAAACACAGCCCTTGCAAATACCTATCCTATCTTCATAAACTTTCTGAGGTACAAAGAACTTATTCATTTAACATATTTTTTAGCTGTACCCTTACTTTGTCTATTGTAGTAAATAAGCTGTTTCTACTTATTCCTGTCTTTGCTGCTAAACTATCTAAAGTGTTTCCTTCTTCATAATAGTATAATTCAAATATTTTTCTATCATACCAAGTAAAGCTTTCTAAGGCTTCGTCTATCTTTTCAAGGCTAGTCCATTGGTAACTATCTACTACTTCGTTAGGGAGGTTGTAAAGGTGCTTAGAAGGTATTATTTCGCCTGAATCTACAACATCATAAGTAATTGTACTTGTAAGACTATCAATATGCGTGTAATACTTTCTGTACTTGTAATAGTAATTACTTCTAGGACTTGTTAAGGCACGTCTTAATGCTACTGCACCGTATCTTGTTACACCATCTAATCCGTCCTTATCATAAATAGCTTTCAAAGTTATAGGGTTCATCTGAAGTAGGTAAATCATAAGTTCCTGAACTGCTTCATTAACTTCATTTTCATCAGAGGTTAATCCGTAAGCCATAGTCCTGAACTTATCTGATAGCTTTGATATTTCTAAATATATTTCAGTCATTTATAACTTCCATTTTATCAATCTTGTCTGCAACCTGCTGTACCACTTCTTCTAGTATTAGTTTATACGACCTTATAACTGCTCTATTTCCTTTAGTTTCTATTCCTGCAAAGAATCCGTTAGTAGCTACTGAAACATTGATAGGTATTATCATTACCCAATCCCAATAGTTATTCTCTTTTAATCCTGTTCCATATCCGTTATGATATTCCAAAATAACTTCTATAACTTCTAAGTAGTTCTCGTACCTGCTTTTAGTTGATAGCTCTTTTGCAAACTCCATACACATTTCTAAGTAAGCTTCAATTATTGCTCTGTGTTCTGCACTTGAATAGATTGGTTCTGTCATACGTCAAAGATATGAAAAATGTTACTCAATTTCCTTTTCTTCTTTTAAGTTTTTAACAAGTGACTTGTAATAACTTATCTTTTCTTCATATTCTACTCTTGAAATCTTTAAAGTTGTACGAGCTAAGAACTGTAATTCTTCAGCTTTTCCTTCTCCATATTTTCTGTCTAACGCTAGGCTAAATTTATATTGTTCACCCCAAGAATAGACATTGCATTTTATACACTGTACCTGACAATTTTCTTCATCAAAGCGTGTTGATAAATGTTTTCTGCTTTGAAAGTGTCCGTTCTGCATACCGTCCTTATACCCTCTGACTATTCCACAAGTGAAGCATTGAATCATTCCGTATTCGTTAGCTTCCCTGAGTCTTATGTAAAGACTGAACCACTTGTCAAGTTCTTTTTTTAATTTACTTACTGTCTTTTTCAATTCTTATTAGATTTTTAATTAGTACTTTAACGAGTTGTTCTTGGTCAAAGGTGCTTCCTTCTCTGACTTTCCTTCCACCATAATAAAAGATTCCTTTCAAGTTGTTTATCCTTTCATAGACAATAGCATTATTAAAAGCCCAAATGATTGCTACAGGCTTTCCACTACTGACTTGAAGCTGTTGCGCTCTGACTACCTTTCTCATTGCTACAATAACATCTTGTCCGTCCTCTATATTCTTATGAACTCCCTTTACTTCTGCAAATCCTGTTATCTTTCCCTTGTCATAAAGAACTGCGTCAATATGAGCATATTCCTGATGTGAACCATAAGTCAATCCAAAGTGTTCGCAAAATTGTTTTAATGCTTTGTTCTGTCTTTCCCTATGTGATTTGCGTTCAAATTTCATCCTAGATGTTCTAAACAAGTAGGACAAAGACCTATGTCTTCAACTTCCCCTGTTATTTCATCACCACAGCAAGTGTATTGAATTTCTTCTTGCTCTAATATTTCTTCAATTACTTTGTCTACTTCTTTAATGTTTGATAGTTCTGTTTTCATTTTATTTAGTTTTGGTTAATTTAGTCTTTCTAATTGATACCCACTTATTAGGTCGGTATGTACTTGGTTGTTTAAATCCAAACATCATTACGAAACTTCCTGTCTTTTCAGGGTTGTACAATTTTTCTTTATTCATTTTCGTTTTCTTTATTCATTTCATTTTCTAAATCATCTGCATATTCTACTGCTTCTTTATGCAACATTATATTATTTGTTTCAATATAATTCATAAAATTTTCTTGCCAATCCATTTTTTCTAAATTAGAACTATTGATATGTAATGCTACTTGAAGCATACCTGATAATTCTTTTGTGTTAAATTCTGTCATTTTAATAATTTTAAAGGTTCTTGATAATAAGGAGTCTTTTCTTTAGGCTGTCCTAGTGTCCTAACTTGATATGTTGCGTCATCTACTACTTTTTTGTGAGCATAAACCCATTTGTAAAAGGTTCTGATGTTTAAGAATGGTTCATCCTTTCCGAATCTTACACCAATATGAAAGGCGTCTAGTATTTGATTCCAAGTCATATTACCGAAACGTTTCTCTTGTATTAAGTCTGCTGCAAATATCTTACTTAGACTTGCTAAGGTTTGAGCGTCTGACCTATGACCTATCTCAACTGCTGTTTTAGCTAATAAGTCAAGTACTTTTTCAGTAAGTTCTTTTAGGGTTTCTTGTTTAAGTGGTTTCATATAATTCCTTGTTTTGTTTTCTTATTATTTTTCCATTATCATAAAGTCGTCCTGCTGTAACTAACATACCTTTTTTAATTTTTCTCCTTCTATTTTTAATTGTTTTATTTTGATATTCTGCAATATCTATTAAAGCTAGTTTTTCTGCAACATTTATCCAACCCTGATTGTTCATAATAATTCTTTTGCTTTTTGCCACTCGTTTATTTGAGCGTCTAACTTACTCATTGTTTTTGAATTAGACTTAGGTTTATCCCATTTCTTTTGATTAGCTGCCCAAGTCTTTAATCTTAACGCTGTTTTCCAAGTTTTGTTTAATTCATATTTCATCTTAGTATTTGACTTATTTGGTTCAGTCCAATAATCAATGAATCCATTTAAAATACTTTCATCATAATCAAAAGTTAAAACTTCAGAAACAAATTTATCACGCCTATTAGATATAGTATTATTAGTTATTCTTATTTCTTTATTCTTATTAATAGTTGTTAAGTTTGTTTCTGACAAGTCATTAAGTTTATTAACTACTAGTTGTTTAGTTTCTTCACAACTTAAGATTTTCAACAAGTTAGCTTCATTTATCTTGAAGTATTGCTTGGCAGGTATTCCCTTACGCTTAGTTTCTATTATTTGGTACTTTTTAAGCGTTTTAAGGACTTTTCTTTGCTGATATGAAGTTAGTGTAGTGTCACGTTCTATATTAGCTTCAGTATTAAAGAACCAACCATCAGTCATTCCGTTAGCTATAAAGTATTCTTCTTTGCTAATTAGGTCAGCAAGTAGGACTGCACCCTTCAACCCTACCTGCTTTGCTAGTTTCTTGTTTACTATTAAAAATGCTGAACTGCTTAATAAATGCTTCATAATATTTTTGCTGAATAGTTATAATTTGACATTGCAAGTTTAACATTTTCTAATTGATTAGAGAAGTCAAAGTAAGAAGTTTTTATAATACAGAAAGTTTCTCCACTTGTTACTTCTAGTAATACTTGAGGTTTGCTTTCCTTGACCCCGTTCTTCAATAGGTGTCTTTTAAGGAATTCAGCGTCTATAAACGTCATCTTTGAACTGCTGATGTCCTTATAGGCTGTGTAAACTTTATTGAATACATCCCTATATTTTCCCCAAGTAGCATAGTTACTCCTGTGCATTTTTTCGTAGTGGTAAATTAAAGACCTATCACGATTGATAACCTTAGCAATTACAGTCTGATGTATGTCTTCTTCAGTTCTTGCAATAACACTAGCAATCGTTCTAGCTATCTGTATATCTTGTTTCCTTGTCTTTTCACCTAACGAGCCTTTAGGCAACCCCAATACACTTGTAGTGAGGTTGCAAAGGTCTTTAAAATTGTCTTCAGTAGTCATCTTAGAATGGTAAGTCGTCAGGTGTAGTTCCTTCAAAGTGTACGTTTAAATTTGCTTCAGACTTCTGCACATTTGAAAAGTGGTAACCATCTATATTATGAAAGTACCTTCCGTTATATTCTCTTGAATAAACATTACAAAGTATTTTTACTTCCATTCCTATTTCTAGTTTGTTCATTGAATCCATCTTATCACCAAAAGCACTTACACAGACTTCATTATTAAATTCACCTCCTGTATCAATTACGATAGATTGTTTCTTCCATTCTTTTCCTGATTTGCTAACTCCTGATTCAGCAGCTAACTTCTTTACTAATTTTCCTGATATTTCCATTTTTGTATTGCCTGTTTGTGCAGGTCTTTTTTAATTAATTATTGTTTCTTAAAACTTTCTGATTCGTCCTCACCAAATACGCCCAACTCATAAAACCCTGTAAGCTTTAGGACTGCTCTTGACATAGCTCTTTTTTCAGCCATCTCCATTACGTACCAAGTATTACAGT